AAACATATCGGAGAACTATCATGGAAATTCTTATTGTACTAATCGTCTGGGGTCTACTAGGTTGGTTGATTCATACTATGGCTGAAAAGCGTAACCGTAACGGAATGGCTTGGGCTATTCTAAGCATCATCATCTTCCCTATCGGTGGCATTATCTTGCTACTTCTACTGGGTACACCAAAAGCAAAGGAAGCTACAAATGACTAGGCTAGAAGAGCTGAAGGCTGCTGAGGCTGATGCTTGGGCTGCTTATGATGCTGTTGCTTATGATGCTGTTGCTTATGATGCTTACGCTGATGCTTGGGATGCTGCTTGGGCTGCTTACGAAGCTGAGCTAAATAAGACAAAGGATAAGGAAGATGACTAAACCAGAAGAACTGAAGGCTGCTTGTAATGCTGCTTGTGCTGCTTATGAGGCTGCTTTAGATGCTGCTTGGGTTGTTTGTGATGCTGCTGTTGATGCTGCTGAGACTGCTGCTCGTGATGCTTGGAATGCTTATTATGATGCTGTTGAGGATGCTCTTGATGCTGCTTTGGATGCTTACGAGGCCGAGCTAAAGGAAACACAAAAGGAAGAAACAAATGACTAAGAAACAACTTAAAGAGTATCGTAAATCAAAAGAGTTCTTGGACTCTATTTCTTTTAGCGAACTCGTAAAAGCAATTGACGCCAAATGGGGTCATACCTACCAAGACGTAACAAACGACTAAACCTAATCAATCTTTCATATCGGAGAATACCACATGGCTACTCGTAACGACAACATCAATAGCTTTTTCACAAAATCCAACTACATCCTAACACAGGGTCTTCCACACCGAAAGACAGACGGCTCTCGTGCTTGGGATAACCGCACCCGTGTTACTACCGCAAGTCAAGTCGTAGACCGCGAGATTACTGTAAAACAAGCTGCAGCACGCGTTGGTTGCTGTGAAGCAAGCATCAACAACTGGGTTAAGACATTAGACACAAACAACCCACGAATGAACGGTTAACCCCCCCCCCAATCGCCCTGCTGCCCTTCGGGGTGGTGGGGCATTTTACTTCCCTTATTTTTTTTTGAAAGTAACTAAATTATGATGACTGTATTTTTTGTAATCGTTTGCGCCCTCGGTATTTCAGGGAAACTCGAAGACTAAATATAGTTATAGACTCCTTAACCTGTGGAGTGTCTCTTTGGCACCATGTCCACACCCCCCTAGAAGGAATAGCTAATGAACGCGATGGGAACCCTCTGTGATAACATTAAAGAACGACAAGGTTATCTACTGGACTTAAAGGGTGAGAAGCCTGACAAGCGTAACACCCCTTGGCCTTTGTTCGACAAAGACCCCCAAGAGATGATAAGTTTTACCTACGGACACATCCTTACTAAAATCGAAGTTATGTCTGAATTAACAAACATTCTATCGTCGGTTGGTAATAGTATAAATAGAAAGTACAAACTAAGGTTTAACGAATTAGACGCAATCCACCTCGGTTGGTTTATATTCTTAGCCTACATCGACACCAACATAGTATCAATCGTTAAGAAGCGTAAGAAGAAGAAGAACGGAAAACTAAGCAAGCACTCGTCCTACCATGTTCGAGTTGAAGATGCTGAAGCCTTAAACAACGTGATGGAGTCTATTGAGGACGACAGCACCGAAATGTTCCCTGCACCCGTAGCTCCTGCTGATTGGGTTGTTGGGAAATACTACCATGAGAGCGGATACACCCTTATTAAAAAAGCCCCCCACGAAGATGCTATTGCTGCTTGTAAAGAAGGGGGTACTGAGTACTTAATTGAAACCTTGAACAAACTAAACAAGACAGGTTGGAGCATTAACCCCTTTGTGTTTGATGTATTTAAACAATGTACTTTCTTAACTTCTAAGAAAACACCCTTTAAGTTTAAGAAAGAAGTAGACCCTACCAAACGTGCATCACTAGAAATCGAAGCAAGAGCTATCGAAAAGTTAGCAGAAAGGAACTTGAATAATGCTTTCTATCATCTGTATAATGTTGACTTTCGTGGTCGCATATACCCTAACACTGCGTTTCTACATGAACAATCCTCAGACAACGCCAAAGGGCTTCTACTGCTCGACGCGCCCATACCTCTAGGAGACAACGGTTACTACTGGCTATCAGTACACACGGCTAATATGTGGGGCAACGACAAAGTCTCGCTTGATGACCGTGCTACTTGGGTTCAAGATAACTTTGACAAGATTATAAGTTATGTCAATGACCCTATTGTTAATGACGACTGGATGGATGCAGACAAACCTTTCTGTTTCCTTGCATGTTGCAACGAACTAAAACTACTACAGGATTGGGTTGGAGAAGGTAACAACACAGAAGACTTCCCATCATGCCTACCTATCTACATTGACGGTTCTAACAACGGCGTCCAACACCTAGTCGCCATGTCTAAAGATGAGCTTGTAGCACCACTGGTTAACTTAGTCCCACAAGACCTTCCAGGTGATGTATACATGTTTATTGCAGACAAAGTAATTGGGCAAGTCAACGTTGATGCAGAAAAGCTTCTTGAAGAAGAGGGCAATGCCGAAGCATTTAAAGAACTATATGATGACTTCGTAGCATTGGAACAATCGGTAAATAAACACTCTGTTAATTCTCGTTCAGAGTTGTTCTCTCAGGCCATCCAAAGGCGTAGTGCTTTCGGTAATGCTAAACGAGACGCTCTAAAGAAGTTTGCACCACTCTACTGGTACAACATTAAGAACCCTAAGACATGGCGCAAGACTGTTAAGCGCCCCGTTATGACACTAGGCTACGGTGCCGTTAAATACGGTATGGTAGAACAAGTACACGATGATACACGCGACATCTCAACCTACTTACGAGATAAGCACAAGTCGTGGTCTGCCTATCTTGGCGACATGATTTACGAGACTTGCTATAGAGAGCTTGAAGGTCCAGCTAAGATGCTGCGTATGTTTGAGGCTCTAGGTGAACACGAGAATAACCGTGAGTGGCACGACGAAGATGGCGAGGTCTTTACAGGCAAGCCTATCGCATTCCGCCAGATAATCACGGGTTTACCTTTTGTTCATGCCTATCGCAAGGGTGTTAATAAGACTGTTAAGCTAAAACACAATGGTGTACGCATGGAGCTAGAGTTTACTCTGTGGGAAAATGCTACACTTAATAAAGACAAACAAACACAGTCAGCACCACCTAATATCGTTCATAGCTTAGATGCAGTACACTTGTCTATGTTTATCCACGATACAGACTATCCTGTTACTGTTGTGCATGACTCTTTCGGTTGTCACGCTGGTAACATGGAACAAGCGTTCTATGATGTGCGTAGGCACTTTGTAGAGCTATACGACAAAAACCCCTTGGAACACATCTTTGAACAGATGCAATCCGCACACTTAATCCCAGAAAAAGGAAATCTTGATGTCTCAGAAATCATCCAATCCGACTTCGCCTTTGCCTAAGTCATACCGCAATGTAGCCTTTGGTGATACTATCGACACTGTAAAGATTATCGGCATCGAATATGGCGATGAAGCAGGTGTACCTATGGTAGAGGTAATTAAGGTCATGGTTCACCCTATGACTGACGATGAGTTCTACGCAGAACTACACATGGAAGACTACGGCGAGTGGACTTTCGTCGATTAAAATAAGGCCCAAAATAGGGCGGAATAATGACTAATACTGGTCCAAACACACACAAAACAAATCTCAAATATATCCCAAAAGGAAGAAATATCATGGCTAACAACACAATCATCCTGTCTAACGTTGAACTTTTCTTTGCTAAACTAGACCCAGCAAACCCTAACTCTCGCTTCGACAAAGAGAACCCTACATGGGAAGTTCAGATTCGTACTAAAGACAAGGCTGTGGCTAAGTCTTGGAAAGAACAGAACCTTCGCGTTACTCCAGATGAGAACGACGATGGTGTATTCTACCGCACTAACCTAAAGAAGAAGTCTAAGAAGCGTGATGGTTCCGATATGGCACCTGTAAACGTTGTTGCTGGTGACTTGTCACCTGTTGACCCTTCTACTATCGGTAACGGCTCTATTGCTAACCTCTCTGTATTCCAGTATGACTACAATGTCTCTGGTAAAGAAGGTGTAGCTTCTATGTTGATGGGTGTACAGATTACTACACTTAATGAATACAAAGCTGCCCCAAAGCAAGGTGGCTTCGCTCCAGTAGAGTTTAAAGTAAACAAGGTAGCAGACAACCAAGACGTTGATGCTGACATGCTCGGTGGCGACATTGAGGATGACTTGGACTTTTAACGACTAAGAATCGAATCAATCGGTCATCCCTTCGGGGGTGGCCTTTTTTATCAAATTGGAGACTATTATGGATAAGGAACATAAGCGTTGGCTAAACGACATAAAACAAGCCTTTGTTTATATATGGACAAACAAAGAAACAGGTCGGCAATATATAGGTAGTCATGTAAATTACCAGATTGATGATGGTTATATTGCGTCCTCATCTAACAACGAGTTCTGGGCAGACTACAACTCTGGATTGCTTGAGAGAGAAATAGTTTTTAGAGGGTGTATGCGCAGCGTTAGGTTTTTTGAAAGAGACTTACTCTCCGCGCGTCGTTCTGAATGGGGCAACTCGCTCTACAACTTGTCAGGTTATTGTGGTAAGGATTTCCATTGCGCTAGGCGTTACTATGTTTATAATCATATCGAAGTTATTTATGTGTATAAAGTAACTGAGTTTCAAAAAGAGTACAATGTAACAAAGCTATCTAAACAAGCCAACTACGGATACCCCGTCCGGTTAGAGGGCAAACCCCCTGGAAAAGATACTTTTTTAGTTAAATATGAAGAAGATGTAGACGACCCTAATACGCTCATCGAAGACTTCAAACATCACCTTAGGGAGATAGAGCCTAAAGTAATAAAAAAACACATAATAGATAGGCGCAATAAATTGTGGGAAACACTCTTAGACTACAAAGAAAGTTTAGACGAAGGATACCATAAGCACCATATCACAAAAACAGGTTCAGGTTCTAACTACAATCAATACAATCGTATGAAAGGAAAATAACTATGGAAGTACGTGAAATCTACTATGAAGTATACTTCGACGGTACACCTCAATACGAAGGTAATTACGAAGACTGTCGAGACATCGCTCTCCACGCACTAGACGATGACTGTGCTGAAGTTTACAAAGTAACTATAACAGAAGAAAAGGTGACAATATGAAACGTAAATATCATGTATGCCATAACGCTGGCTGCGTGAATAAGACACCAGAGCCTAGAGTAGGGTCTAACAGCCACGAGATACATTACAAAGACTGTAACGTATGCTCCCAACTAAAAAGCAAGTACGGCATTACTACACCAGAGCGAGACGCGATGGGTGAATCTGTTGGCTGGACTTGTGTTATCTGTAACTCTGAGATGCGTAGAGTAGAGCAGGGGGATAAAACCAGAACCATACGAGATGCTGTGGTTGACCACTGTCACCACACAGGTGCGGTTAGAGGTGTAATTTGTGCCCAGTGTAACAGGGGACTTGGTTACTTTAATGATAATTACGAAACGCTCAAGAGAGCAAAGGAGTACTTACTATGAAACTACTTAAAGGCGTATATCTAGCAGGCCCGATGGCTGGCTTCTCTGCAAATGAGATGAAAGGCTGGAGAGACATTGCTCACGAACAAATCGCGGCTGCTGATGTCCCAGTACTAGACCCTACACGTCGGATTAGCTTCCACGAACAATGCCTAGATGACAAAGGGTTGTCAGACAACATCGCTAACCGCATCTTCCGACAAGACCTTCGTGACATTGCTCGTTGTGAGGTGTTGTTGACGGACATGCGTGACCACCCTAACGCCAAGGCGCAAGGAACAGCAGCGGAGGTTATGTTCTCACATATGAAGAACAAAATCATCATCATGTTCAAAAACCCCGATGACAAGCTAAATCCGTTTATGACGGCTATGGCAACAGAAGTGCACGACTCTTTGCAGGCAGCTATTGATGCTGCAATTGACTATTCACTATAAGGAGCATTACTAATGAAAGTAGCAGCTTACTTCAACTTACACAAGAACATCTTCTCACTACAATCCCGTGAAAAAGACACCTATGGAAAAGTCATAGGTCATGTCGAATCAGTAGTGCTAAAGTCACCAAAGTTTGTTGTACGACAAGCAGGACGTGAGAAGGTGATTAATGACAAGACTAAGAATGTCCATGCCTTTGTAGTTGGTTATGTTGTAGAAGCAGTAGACACCACTACAGTACCAAGGGCAATAACCTACAACCCTTATAAGTATTCTTCTTTCGTTGTGAAGGATACGGAAGAACCTATAGATACTGCTGAGTACGCTATATTGCGTCTCGGTCTAAATCAAAAACCAATCATGGGAGCTTACTAATGGAAACTTACAAATACACAATCACCGTATTTGATGATTATAGCCAATGGCTATGCGCCTCCGACACTACTAACTGGCAAGAAGCTATCGACTTGTTTCATCATGGAAAGTCACTAGGCTTTGTTGAAATTGTAGTAATAGACAACGATATTGGCGCTTTACGCTACATTACCGATATTGAAGGTATACAGCGTTGGTCAGAACATCTTATGAACCTACGATATAACGAACAGCAAGAAGCAGATGAGGAAGAAGAAATGTTTAAGAACCGTATTCTCGGACGTATTGCACAAGAAGCAGATGGCATGGAAGTTGTAGAACCACAGGAAAGCCACGGAGACTTTATGACAAGAAGCTACAAAGAAGCGGACGACAAGCCAGACTTCCACGGTGACTTCTCTGATATGGAAGACGCACTACAAGAAGCCATCATCAACCCTAAACACTACAAACTCTTCTCACCAGAAGACTACTCTGCCTATCCTAACGGTATCGAATATATGGACCTATGCGACAAGGCTCTTGCTCACCTAAGTGGCGTAGAGGCACACCTTGTAGGTCAGATACTTAAGTACACCCTTCGTGTCGGTAAGAAAGATGCGATGGAACAAGACGCTAAGAAAATTGAATGGTATGCAACGAGGTTAGTTAACACTGTCAAAGGAGGATAACATGGTTGACGAGAAAGAAGCAAATAGAGTATTCTACGCTGTTAAAGGTTCCTTGATTCCTTTCGAGTACTCCCAAGAAGATGTAGATAAGATGTACGAATCCTACATTAAGCGTCTCTGGGGCAACCACGAGGCGTTTAACTGTGACGAAGCGTTCGAGTTAGCTTGGGCAAATCGAGACATAAAAGACTACCCTGACTTTGTAGAAGGAAATTTCGTATGAAGGTATCCCCTGACTCACGTATCATCCGTAAGGCCGCAGAGAGCCTCAGAGAGCGCAACATCGACATCTCTATACACCAAGCCGTCCACAAGGCTAACATGGCCTTAGACATGGTTAGAGATGCAGAGTACCGTGTTCAAGACGAATACTACGACCAATAAACCCGAAACACAAGTAAGCTAGGAAATCTTATGAAACTTGTATTTGATATCGAAGGTAACAACTTGTTGCCTGGACTAACCACCTTCCACTGTGCTGGTGCTCAAGACGCAGATACAGGAGAGGAATATTGGTTTAAACCAGGCCAATTACAAGAGTTCCTTGACCTGTTAGATAAAGCAAAAGTTATTGTAGCCCATAACGCCTTTGGCTACGACATCCCTGCTCTTAACATCCTATCTAAGATATACTTCAACAAGCCTTGGGAACCTAAAGCTACAGTGCAGTGTACTAAGGTTATGTCTCAGGTTCTGTGCTACACTCGCTTCGGCTTCGGCCACTCACTTAAACAGTGGGGTAACTTCTTCGGAGACCAGAAGGGAGACTACACAGGGGGCTTTGAAGAGTACAACGAAGACATGTTTGTGTACATGCAACAAGATGTTCTCCTTGGCACAAAGGTATACAAAGAACTACTGCGGGAAACCAAAGTAGCTATTAAACACTTCGGTTCTAAATCTATTCTAGGGGCTTTGCGCTCTGAGATGGAGATGGACCGCATCATGGTTAAGCAGTGTCAGAACGGCTGGCTCTTCGACAAAGAAGCAGCAGAGGCTCTGATGAAGACCTTAGAAGAACGTATGAACTCTCACGAGATTTACATTAATGGCCTACTAGGTCAGATGGTGTCGTCTCCTGATGGTTCTGTAGTAAAGGCTAGAAAGGAAATAGCTGATGGAATACCAACGGAAATACCGTCAAAGTCTCCGAAGTTTACGAAGACAGGCAAACTTGATAGTCACACTAAGCGTTGGTTTGGCATCCCTGCTGACAGTAACCTTGGCATCGATACTCCAAGAGAACTCCCAGTTGATGGTCCTTATTGCCGCATTGAGTTTGTGGGTGGTGATGTCGGTAACACAAATACTGTCAAAGAGTATCTTTACACTATTGGATGGAAACCAGACGAATGGAACTGGAAGAAAATCGATGGACAGTTCGTCAAAGTCTCAGCAAAGTTGTCCGACAGTTCCTTGGCACCACTCGGAAGGGTAGGCGAAGTTCTGTCTGAGTACTATACTCTACGTAGTCGTTATTCTATTATGAAGGGCTGGTTCCCTCATATCGATGAGAACTCAAGACTACACGGTGATGTGTTCTCCATAGGAACCCCCACCTTCCGCCAGACACACAAGATTATCGCTAACTTACCTTCTGGTAAAGCGGTACTCGGCCCTGAAATTAGAAAGCTATTCATAGCTCGTCCAGGATATAAACTTGTTAGTGCTGACTCTGCTGGTTGTCAGCTTAGACTACTAGCTCACTTCATGGGAGACGACAACTATACACGAGAAGTTCTTGAAGGTGATATTCACCAGAAGAACGCAGACATTCTCGGTTGTTCTCGTAACGACGCTAAGCCCTTTATCTTTGCATACCTCTATGGTGCAGGTGGTAAGAAGCTTGGTTCTATCCTTGGTGTCAGTGACAGAGAGGGTAACAAACTAAAGAAGAAGTTCACTGCTGCGTTCCCTGCTCTGGGTTCGTTGATTGATAAGGTTAAGAACATCGTAGACCAACAAGGATTCATTCCCGGTCTAGATGACAGACCTATCTACACTGAGTCACAACACAAAGCACTTAACTACCTCATTCAAGGTGCTGAAGCTGTTGTTATGAAGTATACTATCATCATGATTGAGGAAGAGCTAGCTAAGGCTGGTCTTGACCAAAGCATACTACTATTCTACCACGACGAGGTTACTTACGAAGTTCGTGAGGACCAAGCAGAACAAGCTAGAGAAATCATCATGCGCTGTTTTGAAGAAGCACCTAAAGCTTTGGGTGTAGACATCATGACTTGCGGCGATTGTATAATTGGAGATGATTACTATGAATGTCACTGATAACCAAAAAGGCGGATGTAAAAAGGGGCAAAGCCCAAGACAGTGGTCCCATACAGACTTAACTGTATTAAACCCCGAAAGGGTATTGAAAGAATGCGTTTCGGAGGGTTGTACAAATCCTCCACGCAACCCAACTATACGAAAGGAGAATGGGAACTACAGATACTACAGCTACTGCGAAGGTTGTATTAATTGTAAGAACAAGTACAACATGACGGTACCTGAGAGGCAAGTTATTGTAGACGCACAAAACAACAAGTGTGCAATCTGCAAGGACGAACTGAAGGGTTGGGGTAAAGGTTGGTCAGCAGACTCCTCTGCGGTTGACCACTGTCACACGACAGGTAGGGTGAGAGGCATCTTGTGCTACCACTGTAATACAGGGATTGGCCAGCTAAAAGAAGATATAACTGTACTCAAATCAGCAATTAAATATTTGGAGAACTACACATGACTGACACAATCAAAATTGGAGAAACAAAATGATTAAGTATGAAGTAAAAGTGTATGCTAATGGCACTAAGCATTGGTATCTTAACGGTAAGCGTCACCGTGAGGATGGTCCTGCTGTTGAGAGTGCTAATGGTGATAAGTATTGGTTCTTAAACGATAAGCGTCACCGTGAAGACGGTCCTGCTGTTGAATTTGCTGATGGTAATAAGGAGTGGCACCTAAACGGTAAGCTTCATCGTGAAGATGGTCCTGCTATTGAGTATGTTAATGGTGGTAAGTGGTGGTACTTAAACGATGAGGGACTTACGGAAGAAGAACATAAAGCTAAGATTAACCCTACTGTAGAGATGACTATGGAAGAAATCTGTGAGGCTTTAGGTAAGAACGTAAAGGTAAAACAAAATGATTAAGTATGAAGTAGAAGTAAATGCTAATGGTACTAAGTATTGGTACCTAAACGATAAGCTTCATCGTGAAGACGGCCCTGCTATTGAGCTTGCTAATGGTACTAAGTATTGGTACCTAAACGATAAGCTTCATCGTGAAGACGGCCCTGCTATTGAGTGGGCTAATGGTACTAAGCGGTGGTACTTAAACGGTAATCTTCATCGTGAAGATGGTCCTGCTATTGAGCATGCTGATGGCACTAAGTGTTGGTACTTAAAAGGTGAGGAACTTACGGAAACAGAGCATCGTGTTCGTACACTCCCCACTGTAAAGACTGCCTCAAGTAAACCTATGTTCGAGGTATCTGAGATTAGTGAGAACAGTCATGACGGTAGTGCCACTCTTGTGATTGACATGTCACCTGAGATGACTCAGATAGCTCTAACTAAAGGGGTCAACGCTATTCTCCGTGATGCGTTAGATGCGTTATATGAGGTAGAAGGTTGGACAGGATGAGTAAAGTATTAATGTGTGACCCACCTAGTGGTTGGAAGTATGGTTTTCCTAAACCTATGCCAGACGACCTTACTAGCACCCTGGAATGGTTAGTAAGTGAAGGTTATCCACAGGAAGAGATTGATGCGTGTGGAGAGCATTTTTACTGTAGATACTGGGAGGTAGACGATGACCAAGCGTATCCCTATGAAGGGTGGTGATGAGCATGATGCTCTCACTAAGGCACGTAAGTTTCACTTGTGGAAAGGCAGAAGACAACATAGAATACCTTAAATCAGCAATTAAATATTTGGAGAACTACACATGGCTGATACAATCAAAACATTCGCTGTATACAAAACAATCTCAGTTCAGAAATGCTACTATGTTGAGGCTGGCTCTGAAGAAGAAGCCAAGCGACTTCACGAAGAAGGTCTTTCTGAATGGGATTGGTCTGAAGAAGGTGATGCTTCTGGCAACCTTTTCATTGAAGAAATGGATGAATGAGTAAGAGAGTACCCCTGAAAGGAGGGGAGCAATATCGCGCTCTCACTAAAGCACGTAAGTTTTACATATGGAGAGCAGGCCAATTAAAGAAAATCAAACGTGCCTACAACAAGAGACTTCGTAAACACAATAAGGAGATACAGGATGAATAAACTTGAAAAACTGAAGGCTGCTTACAGAGCTGAACTGAAGAAAACAAAGGAACAAACAAATGACTGATTATATCAAATACGAAGTTATAGTTTATGCTGATGGTGGCAAGACTTGGTGCTTGGGTGATAAACTCCACCGTGAAGATGGACCAGCTGTTGAGTATAGTAATGGTGATAAGTTTTTTTACTTAAATGGTCAACGCTTATCAGAAGAAAAGTTTAATGAGCGTATGACACCTACAGTAGAAATGACTATGGCTCAGATTAGTGAGGCTTTAGGTAAGAAGGTAAAGGTAGTTGAATGATGACTAAACTTGAAAAACTGAAGGCGGCTGTTGAAGCTGCTCGTGATGCTGCTCGTGCTGCTGTTTATGATGCTTTGGCTGTGCCGGAATTTGTTGATGATGAGTATGTTGCTGATGATGCTGCTTGGAAGGCTGTCGCTGCCCTTGATGCTGCTGCTGATGCTGCTTGGGCTGCTTACCAAGACGAGCTAAAGAAGATAAAAGAGGAGAACTCCAATGACTAAGCTAGAAGAGCTAGAGGCTGCTTGGTGGGATGCTTATTGGGCTGCTCGTGATGCTCGTGGTGCTGCTTGTTATCCTGCTTATGCTGCTTGGGATGCCGCTTATACTGCTTACAAAGCTGAACTGAAGAAGATAAAATAGGAGAACTCTAACGATGGCCAGTACCCTTGTTAAATACAGACCAGCAGAAACAAAAGAACGGAGGTTACGGATACGCTTGTCCGTTGCCGCCTACGCTTATGAGTACGAGAACGATAGCATTATGTCAGATGCAGAGTTTGATGACTTGTGTATGCAGGTCAACTTAGAGCAAGGAACAGGTTATCGTAAGTTAGATAACTACTTCCGAAAAGAGTTCCTACCCGATACTGGGTTATGGGTCCGCAAACACCCTGACAAACGTGGATTGGCCACAATTTATCATAAAGTATGGAAGGATAGAAACTATGGGAACTAAACCCACTAGAGGGCCAGCAAGCCCAATGCCGTCGCGGTCAGCAATGATTGCGGCGAAACTTCTTAAAGAACTTGAAAAAGGAAATAAGTAATGCAACTCAATAAAATCTGTTTCGCTATCGACAACAACTCTGATGTTCATACTACTGCTAAGTTCTTACGCTTGATGGACACTCAACGTGCCCTAGGCGAAATGCAGGGTTCTATGTTTCAATGCATTGGGGCTTACAACGGTGAACTAGAGACGTCTTATATCGTTAATGAGAAAGACTTCTATGACATTGTAGAGCCTTCTGGCTATGTCAATACTCAAGACTCTGTTCTGGAAATCCCAGGAGACACCCGCCAACCTTGTACACTTCGCTACTACGACGGTGCTACTTACATTGTTGGGCCTATGGTTCGTGTATCTAAAACAGAAGTCGCTACTCTAAAGAACTGGACTTATGTCCTAGCTACTAAACAATACTTTACAACAACAGGAGAACTATAATGGATTATAAAGATATCACAGTATCAGGTTGGTTCGAAAGTGATGAGGGCGTTACCTTCATCGAAGTAGACTTCCTTGTAAAGGACGCTGAAGACCTTGCTATGGTTCTCTATGACATGACTGGGGGCGATATTCTCGGTGTTGACATGGAGTTCGAAGGTGAGTACGCAGACGGTAAAGAAGTAGAAGACCTAGACCTTATCCACTACCTAGACATCATTGGAGATACACTATGAGCGCAACTATTTCAATCAGCACCGCAATCGAACTTGAATTCGACAAGCTTTACACAGAGATTAAGTTTGAAAACATTCAACTAACACGGGCACTACGACTAATCCTTGAAAAAGCAGAAGTTAATTGTATTGAGGCGGCGTCCTCTAACTATACTACAGAGGCTGAAATGCACTACGAAGACGGCTTCTCTGATGGTCAGTTCGATGCCTTTGAAGACGCCTATGACGAAGGCCAAATCTTCGGTGAAGAAGAAGGTTATGGGTTAGGTTACTCTGAGAAGTGCCAAGACAAGTACGAAGAAGGATTCATGGCTGGTTACGACCAAGCCCTAGCAGACGCACAAAAGGAAGATTAATTATGACTGAGTATCTATACAGAGTTGGAATCGCACTATCAATGCTACTTAACGTTCTGTTAGGTGGCTCAATCGGTCAGACTTTCTCGGCCCGTCAACACGAAGCTAAACGTAACGGTAAACGAAACTTAAGCCTATTTGTAGATGCTTTCTGTGGTGAAGGCCACTGTATGCGCTGCTGGGCTTACTGGAAGGTTCGTAAATGGTAAGTGAGCTAGAACTATTCTTAAGA